TGGTTGTATCATCTGCAGTAGTGGCCGGAGTTGTAAGTCTGCTCACAAGCGTCGCAGGAATCCCGGAAGTAGAGGCGGACGAAAACCTGAACAACTTGTTTTCTGATGGAACAAAATAATTTTGCACAGCCCGGTATAATGCCGGGCTTTTCCTGGAGGTAAACATGGAAATCAAAGGAATTGACGTTTCCGCCTGGCAGAAAAATATCAACTGGGAAACAGTCGCGAATTACGGTATGGGGTTCGCTATTCTCCGGATCACAGAAGCCGGGAACGTTACAGATAAATATTTTGAAAAAAATTATGAAGCGTGCCAGGAGCATAACATTCCAACAGGAGTATATAAATACTCTTATGCAATGACAATCCCAGAGATTGAGTCAGAGGCACAGAAAATTATTTCTGTATTAGCTGGACGGAAATTGCAATTTCCAGTCTGGTTAGATCTTGAGTGGAACAATCAGAGAGCACTTGGAGCTGAAAGTCTCCACAAAATGACAGAAGCATTTGAAAAGATTATTGTTAAGGCAGGGTATAAGTTCGGAATCTATTGCAATGTAGACTGGTACGAAAATGTAATATGTAGCCATTTGAAAAAGTATGAATTTTGGGTAGCACGCTATCCACAAAACGATAATGGAACCTTACAGGAACGACTCCGGCCGGACTTTGGTGTGGGCTGGCAGTATTCCAGCAAAGCGAAGATACCAGGCATCAGCGGAACTGTAGACAGAAATGTGTTCTATAAAGACTATGCAGAAAGCAAAAAGCAGGAGGGAGGAACAGACGTGGACAAGGCAATTGAAAAAGTTATTCTAATTGCGAAAAATGAAGAAGGTTATCTTGAAAAGAAAAGTAACAACCAGCTTGATGACAAAACAGCAAATGCAGGATCCGCAAATTATACAAAATATTGGCGAGACATTAAGCCGGATTATCAAGGGCAGCCATGGTGCGCAGCGTTTATCTCTTGGTGTTTCATGAAAGCTTTTGGCCTGGATAATGCAAAGAAACTCTTGAAACACTGGCCTTACGTGTACTGTCCAACGCTGGGAAAACTGTTTACCCGGAACGCAAACCCGAAAATTGGTGATGTTGTTATCTTTTATCATAACGGGATGTTCACTCATACTGGACTGGTTACTGCAGTAATCGGGGATAGATTTTACACAATAGAGGGTAATACTTCCGGTGCATCCGGTATTATCTCAAATGGTGGTGGTGTATGCGCTAAAAGTTATCTTAACAGTCAGATGCCCGGAACTAAGTTCTGCACACCAGACTATAGCATTGTGTCTAATGCAGTGAATAAACCATCTGACATTAATAAAATACCATCCAATACGATACAAACAGGAGAGAAATATATGTTTAACCCAGAGACAGTAAAAGCAGGAGATAAAAACACATCTGTGCTCCTCTTACAGGAAATTTTAAGAGCCAGAGGCTTTAAAGGCAAAAACGGCAAAGCCTTGAAACTTACATGGACAGCAGATGCGAACACGATTTACGCTCTGAAAGCTTATCAGGAATCCAGAAAAGAAGTTTTGGAAGTGGACGGAATATGCGGACCTGCCACATGGAAAGACCTGATTGCAATCTAAAGGAATAAAAAAAGGAACTCTATGTTACAGAGTTCCTTTTGAATAAACCTTCTAAAACAATTCATTGTCTGCGTAGTGCGCCATAAGTTTATATAACACAAATTCTGGTGATAAATTTCGCCTTTTACATTTCTTCAAAAAGCTGTTGGGCAACTCAAGGCTGATGTGATTATTTGATTCTGGTTCTTTATATGATTTTTTGTTATTGCACTCTGAAAGTAAGTTTTCATCTCTTAGTAACTGCAAGAAATCTTTTCCTTTTGAAGTTATTCTATATCTCTTCGAGTTTCTCTCAATAAAACCTAACCCCCTCAAATATTGCGTGCGACATGATAAGTCGCTGCTCGACTTGAACGACATACTGTATTTCTGGTTTGCCACCTGTTTTAGTGCTGATCCGGTTAGCACCCCTGCTTCTGTTTCTAATTCTTGCAAAATCTCTGCGAAATAAAGTGTACAGGCTTGTATATGTTTGCCCAGTGAAATTTCGGAGGGCGTATTTAACAGATTGATGCCTGCATCTGTGAGCGAGTAAGTTTTGAAATCCGTTTCACGCAATAACTTCCATTTGCACAGTGTAACCAGAGTCATTCGAACAGTGTTTGCGGATTTTATATTATGATTCGATTCTAAAAAAGCTGAAAAGCGAGAGAATGATTTCTCGCAGTCCCTGAAAAAATTCAACATAACCAGAGTGCTTGACATTAAATTGCTTTTATCCGGAATGTATCCAGCACCTCGTTCTCTACTCATTTCCCTCTCCTTTTCCCAACGACTTTATTAAGAAATCTGAAGCGAAGCCTTCTATCGCATCGATATAATCTATATCTTCATCCTCCCATTCACAATTAGGATACCTTTCCCGGAATCTATCGACAATATTTAACACGGTTTTATACGCTGCTTGATCGGCTCCGTATTGGTCATCTAAATCTTTAGACCATGGATGGATCTTGCCTTCTCCCAGAAGCGTATCATATACAAACGTTACTTCTATGATATCTGTTTTCCTGACGGATTCTTCCAATAAATCCAGGACATATTCCGGTGGAATTCGAACTCCTGCTTCCCACGATTCAAGTGTACGGAGCGGAATGTTATAGCGCCTGGAGAACTCTGCTCTGGAGACTCCTATATAATTTCTCATTTCTGCAATATTCACAATTGTTACCTCCTTCATATTGAAACAATACCACACATTGTACGGTATTGTCAAAGCTTTATTGCATAATTAAAATGACAACAGCTATGAGCTGATTCGTTTGCACATAGATGTTATCATTAATTAATTTGATTGAATTCTGGGGAAAATATCCAGGACAAAGGTGGCTTCGTTCCCCATCCGGAAAGCATTTTTGACATCCTTCGTATAATTAACCCTCTCGATCAGTTCTTTTAACATCTTGTTCTTCGCAGCAGTGTCTAAACTCCAGTAGATTTCAAGCAGGTTTTCGCATCTTGGAATGAAAGAGGACCGCTGATCAATAAGCTCTTTGTCATGTCTGATTTCTTCTTTTAGACATTCTATAGAATCTTGGCAGGAATTAATGGAGGATGCGATTGAGTTAGATCGTTCAAGAAAAACCTCAGTCGTATAGATTCCCTGTTCGAGCAGATCATACTGCTTCATCTTCTGTACATTCAATTTCTCCAGTTCATGCTCTTTCTCTGCAATTAATTTCTTTTTAGATTTAACAGCGTTGTTAATGTCCGGACCGGGAACAGCATCATTCAGCCGGTATTCGTCAACAAGATCCTGAATGCCATTTAACACAGCTCTTTCCACAAGCGACAATTTGCTGCTTACAGTAGGGCAGGAGGTGTAAGAACACATAAGTGTGTCATCCTGACCGCGTTTCTGATAAGGCCGCCGAACCATGGCGCGACCACATTTGCTGCAGTACACAATTCCAGCAAGAGGATTTTTTATTGTGTTCTTGATACTGATCGGACGCGGAGGGTTCTTCTTCCGGATCTGCTGTACGGAATCATACATTTCTTTGGATACGATTGCCGGATGCCGGCCGGGAAATAAGAGTATATCATCCTCTTTAGATCGTGGACGCGACTGCGTGACCACACCATCCTGAATAGCCCTGACAGTTTTTCGACCATTCCAGCGGATCATTCCGGCGTATACAGGATTGGCAAGAACATCCTGGACACTGATCGGAACCCAGCTTTTTCCAGAAGGAGATTTGATCCCCATATCATTGAGCTTTCGAACAATCTTTGAAACACCGATTCGGTCACCGGATGCTCCGGAGTACAAAGAATAGATCATTTTAATAACTTCGGCCTGCTCCGGAACCGGCTGCAGTGTAAAACCTTTTTCGCCATGCAGTTTAACACGCTCGTATCCGTAAGGCGGTTTGGACCCGCAATACTTGCCTTCTTTTACAGACGCAATTCTTCCAGCATTCAGACGGCGTTTGATAGTCTTATATTCACGACGACTCATAAAGAGGCCAAATTCAAAGTATTCCTCATCAAATTCGTTATCAGGATCATAAGTTTTTGTTGGAGTAATAATCTTTGTGTCAGAAAACTGGAAAGCTCTGGACACAACGCCCTGATCAATCGTGTCGCCTCTGGCCAGACGTTCTACCTCTACAACCAGGACGCCATCCCACGAACCAGCTTCGACTTCTCGAAGGAGCTGCTGCATAACTGGTCGGGCAGAGATAGTTTCTCCGGAAACAATTTCCCTGT